GCGTGCCAGGATGAGACGCTGACGAACGCCGAGGAATGGTGTGCAAGGAACAATCTACCGCTGAAAGAAGCCGAGGGATGCACGAAGTCCGCGTTCAGGCAGCCGGCCCGTCAGCCTTATCAGCCGAAAGGAAAGTATCGATTGCACAACCTACAACTGATTAAAGACGACGCACCGATCCCAGCCATGCCGAGGAGCGTGGATGAGACGCCGGTGGAGAAGTTCCTGACGGCCGCGTTTGAAGTGGGCGAAATGATCAATATCTGCCGGAGCATTCGGGATGACGACCGCGAGCGCCCGGACGGATCCGGGGAAACCCGCACCCGGGAAGAATGGCTCGAACTGTTTAAAGGCGAAGGGCTGAAGGAATGGCAGGGAGATGCGGTGGGAGTTTATGCCTCGATTAATCCGAACAACGGCAAAGGCCGCAAGTCGGAGCACGTTGTGAAATGGCGGCACTGCCTGATCGAGTTCGATGAATCGACGATGGATGAACAGTGGAAGATTATTAAAAAAAGTGGATTGCCTACCACCTGCATCATCAAAAGCGGCTCACGCAGTCTGCACGCGTGGGTACGGATCGACGCAACGACGCAGGAGGAATTCAAGGAACGCGTCGAGTTCATTTACAATCATCTCGAACATTCCAAGCCGGATCCGGCGAACAAGGACGCTGGGCGCCTGTCACGTTTGCCCGGGGCGATGCGGACGGCCACAGGCCAGCGGCAGGATTTGGTTGAATGCGGAACGCCTAAAATCTCATTCTTAGAATGGAAGGAGCGGATCCTGTTTGGCGACATCCCCGAGCCGTACAAATGGGACGACCTGCTGAATTTTAAAGAGACCGAAGATCCGACCCAACTGCTTGGGAAGCGGTGGATCTGCCGGGGCGGATCGGCGCTGTGGGTGGGATCCAGCGGACTCGGCAAGTCTGTCCTGTGTACGCAGGCCGCCATCACCTGGGCGATCGGTCGCGCTTTCTTTGGCATTAACCCACACGGAAACGGACTCAAGTCACTGATCATTCAGGCCGAGAACGACGAGGGTGACGTGGCGGAAGCGATTCAGGGCGTTTTGAAGGCGATGAACCTGACGCTAGAGGAGATTGAGCTGGTGAAGGCGAACGTCATAATCGTCCGAGACTGCACGTCCACCGGGGAGAAGTTCGTCGATCGCGTTCGGCGCTTAGTGGAAAAGTACAAGGTGGATCTGGTATGGGTGGATCCGTTGCTGGCGTTTATCGGCGGCGACCTATCCAGTCAGGAGACGGCCAGCGAGTTCCTTCGCACGATGCTCAACCCGCTGTCGCTGTCGGCTGGGTTTGCGTGGATGCTCATTCACCACACGCCAAAGCCTGTCCGGGAAGGCAACTGGTATCAGGGTCATGATAAGGCGTACAGCGGTTTCGGATCGTCCGAGCTGACCAACTGGGCCCGGAGCGTTCTGACGCTTGCGCCTGCTGGCGACGATGCCGAAGGAAGGCGCATTTATCGTTTGGAGGTAACCAAACGCGGAAAGCGGTCAAACCTGTCTTTTGGAGGCATTGTGGCGCAAAAATCAGTGCAACCGCACGTCAATCTAAGCCACAGCGACGTTGGGCTGGCGTGGATTGAAGCCGGTGAAGCGGTAAAGAAGAAGCCAGGGCCGGAGCCGGACGAAGTGGACTTCAGCAAATACAAGGAATATCCATGCGCCCGTGGCGCGTTGGAACAGTGGGTAATGAAGCAAATTGACGGGATTTCGCAGTCCACCGCCTACCGGATAGTTGGGCGGGCTGTAGATCAAAAAACCATCAAAAAACAGGCAAATGGAACCTATATTTTGGAGCAAAAAATCGATGAACCTTTTTAACCTTCAAATTAACTTGAAGGTACCTTCAAGATCGGTTGACGGTACCACCATCAAGTTCCCCCCTTTAAGGGGGAACTTGAAGGTGAAGTCTGAAGGCGCTGAACAACTTGAAGGTAGGTGCGTATGATTGGGCCAGAAATCATCGAGAAAATTCCGGCTAATTTTCAGCATCCAGCGATGACCATGGATTCGCTGTCCGATTTGGTGTTTGAGGCCTATTCCGAGCTCAAGATTACGGTCACAACAAGTACGGCGTTCACCACGACCAAGGTGATCGAATATCTGATGGCAAAGGCACCTGATCACCCGGCGATGGCTAACCGGACGGACACGCTGGGCCATGCCGTGCTGAACATAGCGCTCAACAAGTCGCCGGAGTCCATGACGGCCGTGGCCAAGCGGTACGGCGTGACCAAGCAGGCGATCAGCAAACAGGTGACAGAAGTTTATGACCGGCTCGGGATCCGGTCGCGATCACAGAAAAGCGATAAGGCCAGAGAGTCCTATCGTAAGCGGGCGTACAGAGTGCACGCACAGCGGCGGCGTGAGGCTCCAAAATTCAACATGGCCGCAGTCAAGAAAGGCATTAAAAAATGAAACTGAAAGCAATCGTCACTAAACTAAACGACACACGCGATAAGGCGTTAGAGCTGGTGGGCAAGACCATCGGGCTGGCGGCTGAGGCCGGCACGATTATCCAGCAGGCCCGGACAGACGGCGAGGACGTCCGGGATCTATGCGAGCAGGCAGGCATCACTGAGGAGGTTGGCAGGCGTTATGAGAAGGTGGCCGCTGCTCAGCATAAACTAACGTCAGGACAGGCTGATGCAGGCGAGATGCGTCAGACTTATCTAAGGATCGGAATGCTACCGGATCCCATCACGGCCAGCGTGCCCGCCGACCCCAAGCCGTTTCTGTGGCCAGTGATCAAAGCCTGCCAGTGGCTAGGCAATCGCGGCTCAAAGTACATAAGTCAGGATGCTGAGCTGCGTGAACAGTTTATACGCGAAGCAGAGCCGATTGTGAGAGCCTACAACGAGCTAAAGGGTGTAGAGTGATAGACCACAGCCACCCCCTGCCCATACCACATGCCACGGGGCTATATGGAAGGAATCTTTTATTTTATAGGGCATCATCGGGGTGCTTGCATCTGCCGCCTCTTTTTTGAGTGAAATTTAAAAACCTTACTTTGACCTATGGGACGCCCTAAAAACACCGCCATCCATGCACAGGCCGCCGCTGCCGGCGTCGGTCTGCGCCAAGCACGGCGCCAGCTTGAAAAGCAGGCGGCCGTAAACCCACCCAAAACGCTGACGGCGATGGATGGCGTTGGGCTGGACGGTGAAATTGACCGACTAGAATCACTGGCGGCCACCCTGGGCGAAGCTGCCAAGCAGTCCACAGGCCCGGAGCGGTCGGCATTGATAAGCGATTACACCCGAGTAGTGGAGGCGCTCCGCAAAATGAAGGGCGATCGGCCGGACATCAACGAAGCTGAAGGCAAAATGGTGCCTGTGGATGAGGCCGACAAGCTGCTGGCCGCCCGGGACAATGCGCTGATCCCACTGCTCAAAGGCATGGCGAAAAGGCTGGCACCGATCTGCGCCAACCGACCGGCCGCCGAGGTGCAGGCGGAGGTCGAGAACGAGGTGGGGCAAATCATGAGGCAGGTGGAAGCTGCATTGTGACGAAGGCACAGACCGAACTGCGCCGGCGGGAAAAGGCCCGCTGGCATTATGAGAAGCCGCCGTCGGTGATTGAATGGGCGGAACGGAACATCCAACTGGACAGCCGGATCACAGCTCGGCCCGGGCTGTACTCCACGGCCAACTCGCCCTACGTCCGCGGCGTGCTTGAAGCGCTGGCGGATCCGGGCGTTCACACGGTTTGCCTGTGCTGGGGAAGTCAGACAGGAAAGACGCTGACGCTGGCGGTGTGGCTGGCGTATCGGATTGCCAACGATCCGGCGCCGTCTTTGCTGGTGATGCCAAACGCCGATCTGGCGCGGTCATATTCCAAGACGCGACTGGTGCCGATCTTTGAAAAATGCAAGCCGGTGAAAGCGCTGTTTCCTTACGACAGCGACGACTTTGCAAATCTCGAAATGCAATTTCTTAGTTGTACGTTAAATCTTACTGGCAGTAACAGTCCGGCCTCTATTAGCAGTCGTCCTTGTTGCATAGCAATTTTGGATGAATTGGATAAGTTTGCG